AAGATATACAAAATATTTAAATAAAGATCAGGAGAACTTTTAAAATTAGGGCAAGTATGCAATGGAGAAAGCAACCTGACTGTAAATCAGGTGTCGTATGACAGAGTGAGTGCAACTCTTACCTTGCCCACCAATTACAAATGGAGACATATGATAAACAAGATAAAACTAGATTGGTACAAGCATAGGCAGTTCCTTGGTGAAATACTATCTGACCTAGAGTACTGGAAGTTTGAGTATGAGGTTAGGCTAGAAAATGGTACACTTATAATTGAAATATATGGAGCAGGAAAATGACTGACAAGAATGAATGCAATAAAACAGTGGATGTAGAATCACCATATGAAATATGGCAGACAACTGACAACTTATGGGAATGGAGAGTACTTAAGAAATATCAAAAACCTTCAAAAGAGGTGACAAATCCGTATGCTAGATGGATGTGTGCAGTTAGGTCACCACATACGTATGGCTCATGGGAGTATGGTGATGTGTATGTAGCGGAAATACTTAATAGAGTAGATACCTACAGGTCACTTGTATCAGAGGGTCAACTTAAGTTTGACCTAAGTTTCACAGAATGATAGTGGTTATTGACGTAATAATTGTACAGCCCACTTCATAAAGACTTGGCGATACAGGCTAGAGGGGAAGTCTTAGGTCATAACTGCTTGACTAGTTTATGAACCTCAACACCGTCCAAATAATATATGGACATTTACGTAGTAAAAGAAATATAAGCCTAAAGGTATACATATGTCTAAATCTAGTAGAGTTCTTGGAGGTCATCGTACAAAAGGTATCCAAAATAGAGGGACTCAGGTACACACAAGTAAACTTAAGTATAACAGGTTAACTATAGGTAAAACCTTTAACTGTCAAGAGGATAACATGAGTGGAGGTTACTTTAAGTATACACAGAACACACTAAAGGAAGAAGCTTCTAGACTAATGGAGGCTATAAGACTAAATAAACCTGAGTTTCCAGAGGGAGTAATAGAGAGTCTTAAGTACACACACTTTATAATGGAGGCTACAGTATCACTAATGGATGAAGCAGACTGGCTTTTCTCAGGTAACATTTCTGAGAAGTCTTTTGAGGAAGGTATAAGGAAATACAGGAAGGAAATACTGGTATATCAAGATTAACTTACAAAGGGGAACATATGCAGGGTATGACATACAAAGAACTAAAGGAGGAACATGGGTTATCTAACAAGAGGATACAAAAGTTAGACAGGGATGCCCAAAAGGTATTAGGTAATGCTTTAATGATGATAGATAGGTGTCTCAGGTCAGAGGAAGAATGTGGTACTAAAGTATCCACCTGTCTAGTTTATGTGAGTATGGCAATGGAGATGCTGGAAAATAACTTTCTTGAGGCAGTATCTGAGAACCTTAAAAAGGAGGAACTAAATTGAATCTAGCTAATGAGCAGGAGAAGATTGAAAAAGAAATGAATTCTTTAGGTATCGACAGGTACTATAAGAACATACGTAGTGCCAGAAAAGGTGGCGGTGAGTCTACTACCCTCTATGGAATCACACTTATGAAAGAAGCAGTAGATATAGTTACAGAGGGTATACAAGAGTTTCTTAAGGTTGCATTAGCAGGTGGAGTAGGTAAATACCAGAACTCTGCTCTCACACTAGGTTTAATGGATAGTGAGGTGTGTGCTTACTTAACACTGAAGTATACTATTGATGGAGTGTCAACCAGAAGTCCTTTTACTCGTGTTGCTATGAAGTTAGCAAGTGCAGTAGAGGATCAATTTAAGTTTGACATATGGGAACAGGAGGAGAATTCCAAAAAGATATTCCGTAGGATCAAGAAAAAGATTACGTCACGTACCAGTAATAGACTGTACAGGAGGTACAACATTATACGTACTATGTCTAGAATGGAGATGCTGGAACATATAACGTGGTCTAAACAGGAAAAACTCCACTTAGGGTCTAAGTTAATAGACATCCTCATTCAAAATACTGGATTAATGGAGGTCAAAACAGTACAATTCGGTAGAAGTAGGAGAGTCATCTACCTTCAAGCCAATAAAGCAACCTTACATTGGATTGAGAATGTCAATAAAGAGGGAGAAGGTCTTCATCCATACTTTTATCCATGTGTAATACCTCCGAAAGACTGGAGTTCACCTTTTAATGGTGGATACCACACACAGAAGATCGACTCTATCTCTCTAGTAAAGACTAGAAATAGGAGTTATCTTCAAGAGATGGTACACCATTCAATGCCACTAGAATATGGTGCTATTAATGCACTCCAAAGGACAAAATGGGCTGTAAATAATAAGATGTTAGACATTATACAGCAGTGTTGGGAAACTGGAGGATCATGGGCTTCACTTCCACCTAGAGAAGATTACAAAGTACTACCTAGTCCAATCCAAGGTCATAAAAAAGACATGACAGAGGATCAACTAGAGTTATTCATACGTTGGAAGAAGAAAGCTACCCAAGTACATGACATGAATGCTAAGATGACTAGCAAACGTATCCAGTTAGTTCGTACATTAGCTATGGCAAGAAAGTTTAGGCAGTACAAGTCAATCTACTTTGTGTACCAATGTGACTTTAGAGGTCGGAAATACACAGTTAATTCATTTCTTACACCTCAAGGCCCAGATTATGCAAAAGCTTTACTTCAATTTTCGGATGAGTTTCCTATCAATAACAAAGAACAAAGTGACTACTTTGCAGTACATGGGGCAAATGCTTTTGGTTATGACAAGGTATCATTTAATGATAGGGTAGAGTGGGTATTGGAACACAGTGATATGATTAAACAATCAGCTAAACATCCACTTGACTTTAGGTGGTGGACTAAAGCGGATGAACCTTGGACTTTCTTAGCGTGGTGTTTTGAGTGGGCAGAGTTTAGTGACAAAGGTTATGGCTATATGTCTAAACTTCCTGTGTGCCTTGATGGGTCAAATAATGGGCTACAGCACTTCTCAGCTATGCTCAGAGACACTATAGGTGGGAAAGCTACCAACCTTACACCTGAACCAGTGCCACAAGATATTTACCAAATGGTTGCAGATGTAGTAAAAGAAAAAGTAGAGGATGATGCTAAGTCAGGAGAACCTTACTCAAAAGAGTGGTTATCCTTTGGAATAGATCGCAAGATCACCAAAAGACCTGTCATGGTAGTACCATATGGAGGTACTAGATTTAGCTGTAGAGAGTACATAGAGGATGCTATGAATGAAAGGATTATGTCAGATAAGATAAACCCATTTGGAGATCATACTTACGAAGGCTCATTATACCTCTCAAAACATGTTTGGGATTCCATTAGTGAAATAGTTATCAAAGCTCGTGAGGCTATGTCGTGGTTACAGGAGATCGGACGGAAGATGGCAAGCAAGAACCTTCCTATAACATGGGAAACACCTTCTAAGTTTATAGTACAACAGATATACTCAAGTATGAAAGCTAAGAGGATTACAACACACATAGATAATGTACTAATAAAACCCACTATTTTAGAAGAGACAACTAAGATAGACAGGAGAAGGACAATTAATGGAGTGTCTCCCAACTTTGTACATAGTATGGATGCAACTGCACTCACACTAACTATTAATAGGTGTATAAAGGCTGGAATACATGATTACTCTGTGGTTCATGACTCATTTGGGGTACACGCACATTTTGTACCTAGATTAGCAGATTCCATTAGAAAATCATTTGTTGATATGTACTCTAAAACAGATGTACTAGAAGAATTCTATGAAAATGTGGTGGATGTTATTCCAGATCTAGAAGAGCCACCATCAAGAGGAGAACTAGATATTACAGGAGTACTGGACTCTAAATATTTCTTCTCGTAGAATATGGACATTCTTGTAATGACCATAACATTAACACACACAAAAGGAGTAAAATGGCAGGAAAATATCAAGTAACACCAGTTGGTGAGTTTGAATATCCTCACATACTGGTTGCAGATACAATGCATAAAGCAGAGGGTCTGTACCACGTAAAACTTATCTTAAAGGATAAGGAAGCAGAAGATTTTCAAGAGATGGTCGATAATGCTCACAATACTTGGAAGGAGCGGTGTCTTTCTGAGAATCCTAAAGGTGGGTGGAAGGAGTGGCTCCCATACAAGAGTAAGACTGATGAAGAAGGAATGGAAATAGGTACTATGTTCCATTTTAAACTTAAAGCATCAGGAGTAAACTCTAAAACTGGTGAGACATTCACACAGAAACCTGTAGTAGTCGGGCCAAATAAGGCTCCGATTCCTAATAATATAAAAGTAGCTAATGGATCGACTGGTAAAGTAGCTTATGAAATAGCTCCATACCTTCATGGACAATCTTTAGGTTTACAGCTACGTCTTCGTATGGTACAAGTACTCAACCTTATTGAATATACACCTAATGTTAATGCGGATGATATATTTAATGTGGAAGAGGGATATGATGCTATCTCAGAGGTAGATACTACCTTTGTAGACGAAGGTGAGGCTTTTAAAACTACAGAGGAAAAAGCTAGTGACTTTTAGATCTGGTCTTGAGCAACGGATAGCAGACAACTTAACAAAACAAAATTGTGCATTTGAGTATGAACTGATGTCTGTTGCTTATACCAAAACCTCTAAGTACACTCCAGACTTTGTGTTAGATAATGGGATCATAATTGAAGCGAAAGGATACTTTAGATATTTAGAACAAAAGATGCATAGGTTAATTAAAGAGCAACACCCAGAATTAGACATAAGATTTGTCTTTTCAAATATAAATGGTAAAGTCCAACGCTCTAAACTAACATGTGCTGAATGGTGTGAGAAGCATAATTTTCAATATGCACAAGAGAATATTCCTATAGAATGGATAGAACATGTCAAGAAGAAAAGAAACTAATTACATAATAATTCATTCTACTAATACGAAACCTAATACAGACTTGAGTGCAAGAGATATAGATGAAAGACACAGGAAAAGAGGACTACTTAAGATTGGTTACCATTGTATAATAAAAAGAGATGGCACTATTGAGGTAGGTAGACCTTTTAATGAGATTGGAGCACACTTACAGGAGTATGACAGTCAATCTATTGGTATTTGTATCATTGGAGGTAAGAATACTACAGGTGTAGTAGCTCCAGATTATTCTGCCCAACAGCAGAAAGCACTATATGTACTTATCAAAACCTTGACATACATGTACAAGGATGCTAAAGTTGTTGGGCATAATATGTTAGAGAAAACAGACTGTCCTTCATTCAATGTTGAAGAGTGGTGGCAGTCTAATCATCAGAATATACCAATTAATTTTAAAGCTAGGGGAATATGAAAAGTACTAAAGACTACAAAGAAGAACTAGGTTTACCGGATGGTGATGAGGTACGAGAGTTCTACGGATTTCACTATAGGGCTAGTGATGGTTGTATTGGTCTTGAAGATAATATAACCAAAAAAACACAAATATCTTTTGAGGCTCACTCATTACAAGAGGTTTTAGATAACTTCTACACATTTTTAAATACTATAGGATTCTCTTATGTCGGTGATATTACAATAGAAAGTAAAGATGGAGAGAAATGTTGGGGTACTAATGGATCACAAGCATGAAGAAAGTGAATTCATACGACACGAACCATGTCCTAAGTGTGGGTCTCGTGATAACTTAGCACGTTATAATGATGGACACGCTTACTGCTTTGGATGTGAGTATAGAGAAACTACAGGAGAAGAACAAAAAGTAGTAACAAAAAAAGGGGATAAGAATATGAATTTTATTGAGGGAGAGATAGTAAATCTTAATGCTAGAGGAATAACTGAAGACACTTGTAGAAAGTGGGACTACAGAGTTGGTGAGGTTGCAGGACAGCCTGTTCAAGTTGCAAACTATAAAGATTCTAGTGGTAATCGTGTAGCACAAAAGATACGCTTTAAAAATAAAGACTTCCACGTTAGAGGTGACATAAAGGTGGCAGGATTATATGGTCAACATCTCTGGTCAGGAAAAGGTAAGAAAGCTATAGTTTGTGAAGGAGAAATTGACGCTTTATCCGTTTCTCAATCTCAAGGTAACAGGTGGCCTGTATATTCTATTCCAAGTGGGTCAGCAGGAGCCTCAAAAGCTATCCGTAAGAGCATAGAACTACTCAATGGGTATGATGAGGTTATATTCTGTTTTGATAGCGATGAACCGGGTATTAAAGCTTCTAGAGAGTGTGCTCAAGTTTTACCACCGGGTAAAGCTAAGATAGCAAAGTTACCACTAAAAGATGCAAATGAGATGCTCAAGAGTGG